TAGACCGCGTTCGCATCACCACCGTCAACGGCACAGATACCTTTGATGCTGGCACTATTAACATTATGTGGGAATAAGCTATGCCATTGACACAAGTCGATCCAGCATCGCTTGACACACAAGCCAAGTACACAGGGTTGTAAGCAATATGGACGCTCATATTTACCTTGTAACCAATATTGCTAATGGAAGGCAATATGTTGGGCAAACCACCACCCGCAGCAACAAGCTGGGGCATGGGAAAGTTTTGCGTCAAGCGTATAAAAAATATGGGTTTGATAACTTTACCTATGAACAAATTGTTGTAAACATAAACGACAGAAACACATTAAATTTTTTTGAGCGTTTTTGGATCGCTACGTTTAATACCGTTATTCCAAACGGCTACAACATTGAGTGTGGTGGATCTGAGGGGCAGATTTGGACTGATGAAAGAAAAGCCAGACATTCTGCTGTAAGAATTGGCCGGCCAATAAAAAGGCCTCTTGGAAGCAAATCTGGCATGAAAGGTAAGGCATTCCCAGAAGAGGGGAAGCTAAAGTTATCAGCCGCCTTAAAAGGCCGGGTTAGCCCAAATTGGGGCCGTGCTGCAAGCGAAGAGACTAAAGCAAAAATGTCGGCAAGCCAAAAAGCCAAAGCAGGCTCTTTTGAAGTGCATCCAAATACTGGGAAAATTGCATCAGCGGAAACTAAAGCCAAAATGGCGGCATCAAAGCGCAATTTGCTTCAGTCGGAAGAAACCAAACAAAAAATCTCTGAGTCCATTAAAGCATGGCATAAACAACGTAAGGAAAAATCATGGCTTTAACGCAAGTTGACGGTGGGATGTTAAGCCCAATTAATGGGCAATTCTATGGCATGAAGTCAAGAATCATTAATGGTGCGATGGTGATCGACCAGCGTAATGCTGGGGCGAGTGTTAGTAACAGCGCGGGGGTAAACACTTATTTTGTTGATCGTTGGAATATGTTTGGCGCGTCTGCTTCAAAGATGACAGGGCAGCGCAGCACGACAGCACCTGCTGGCTTTATTAACTCAGCTCTTATTACATCTTCCGCCGCTACAACGCCCGGTGCTGGTGACGCTTATGGTGTGCGTCAAATTGTTGAGGGTTTAAACATAGCCGATTTAGGGTGGGGAACGGCTAATGCGCAGGCAGTAACTCTTAGCTTTTGGGTGAGATCAAGCATTACTGGTACTTACGCAATTTCTTTGTTTAACGCAGATGGTTCTTCTCCGTTTAGAACTTATGTTGCAACGTATTCAATTAGCGCAGCAAATACGTTTGAATACAAAACAATTACGATACCCGGAGATACGTCTGGAACTTGGCTAACTACCAATGGACAAGGAATTCAATGTTGGTGGGATTTAGGTAGTGGAAGCAACTTCAACGCTACGGCTGGCGCTTGGAACTCGTCTCTTTTGGTAAGAACTTCAAGTTCGGCTAACTGGATCGGAACCAACGGCGCAACCTTCTACATCACCGGCGTACAACTAGAAAAAGGCAGCACAGCCACCAGCTTTGACTACAGGCCGTATGGTACGGAGTTGGCGTTGTGTCAGCGGTATTTTGAAAAATCTTACAACATAGACGTTGTTCCCGGAACCGCGACTTCCGCAGGGTCATTCAGAAATGTTACCGTGGCGTTGAGTTCAGGTCTTCCAGCGCATCATGTTTACTTTGCAGTTGCAAAACGAGCAGCCCCTACAGTTACGGTCTACAACCCAGTAACTGGAGCTACAGGTTCTTTACGTTTAGATACTTCCGCAGATGTTGCTGCAACAGCGGCAAGCATAGGAACAAGCGGTTGTGACATCAATGTTAGTGCTTCTGTTGTTTCGGGGAATCCGTTCTCAGGACAATGGGCAGCAGCCATTGAACTATAAAGAGCATAGTTATGTACAAACTTACAAACAGCGATACCATAATTCGATTGATTGATAGCGCTGCCATTCCAACAGACCCAGCCAATACGGATTACCAAGCCTATCTTCAATGGTTGGCTGAAGGCAACGAACCGGAACCTGCGGAGGAATAAATTGACCCGCTAACACTACTCGCTGCTGCCAACGCTGCTGTTGCTGCGGTTAAGGCTGGATGCAAACTTTACAAGGACATCAAAGGCGCAGCGGGGGATGTCAGCGATGTACTGAAGGACTTGAAGGCGCAATATGACAACCTAACCAATCCGACAACAACGCAAAAGCAACAATATCTGGCGGAGGTTGAACGAGTTCAACAGATAGCGAAGGCTGACCCGAACGACGTATTTACCGACATCGGCAATCAGTTAGGCGTGTTGATGGATGCGCATGACGAGATCAGTAAGTTGTTCCTAAAGGAGCAGATCGAAGCCAAGCAAGTCTACAAGGGCGAAGAGAGTATAGGCAAGCGGGCGTTGCGGCGAATACTGATCAACTCAAGGCTAGATGCCATATGGGCAGAGGTCAGGGAAACGATGGTGTACAAAGCCCCGCCAGAATTGGGTGCGCTGTGGGGTAAGTTTGATGAGATGCGGCAGAAGATTGTTGCCGAACAGGAGGTAGCCCACGCAGAGGAACTTAGACTGGCACAGATAGCATCATGGCGACGCAAAAGAAGAATAGCGGAAATCAAGTCAAAGGCGGCGTGGGTTTCGGCAGTGGTGTTCGTAGTTATATGGGCGGTGGGAATAATGTGGCTGACGACAAGAAGCGCGATGATGAAAACGTCCCTTGGTCATTGATTGTTGTGGTTCTTACCGTGGTGCTGATGTTTTTTATCGTGATGCCGATCTTAGCTTTCATGTACTACGACATGTACTTTGCGACCCAAGCGGCGGTGCATGAGGTAAGGAAGATGCGGGAACTGCGCAGGGAAATACAGATTGAACGGATGTACGATAAATAAGGAGCAATTATGCTAACTCTGATCTCTACACTTGGCGGATACATTGTCGCCCTTTTCCCTAGACTGTTTGACGCGCTGCAAGACCGAGCCGACAAAAAACACGAGCTGGACATCATGCACATGCAGATGCGGCAGCAGTTGGCGCTGACCGAGAAGGGTTACTCGCCAGCGGACAAGACCGAAGAAGTCCGTGAGAATGACGAGCAAGACCATCAGCAGTACATGGCGCAAATGGGTGCTATCTACAACAATCAAGAAAAACTATTGGAATCTTCTTCTCAATGGGTAAAAGATATGACGGCGGCTACTCGTCCGTTTGTTACCTTCATCTTTGTGTTCGAGCTGGTGCTGATCAACCTTCTGACCATGCTATGGATATTCGTCCACGGCGACAGGGTTACCTCAATCGGGGAGTTCATCCAGATCATGGAGATCGTCTTTGATGCTGACGAGATGGCGCTACTAGGCACCATCATCGCTATGTGGTTCGGCTCCCGTGGCAACAGCAAGGCCGGTAAATGAAAATCCCGGTTAGCACAATTGCAATGATCAAGCACCATGAAGGTGTGAGATACAAGCCATATAAGTGCCCGGCGAAGTTATGGACGATCGGGGTAGGCCATGTGCTGTACCCTGAGCAGGGCAAGATGCCGGTAGATCAGCGCGACAAGTTCGCACTAAAAATAGAGGACTTCCGTGTATTTAGCAAAGACGAAGTTGATTCGATCCTTGAGAAAGACTTACAGCGTTTTATCGCTGGTGTTCTTCGTTACTGTCCTGACCATCTTAACCAAAATCGCATGGGAGCGTTGGTCAGCTTTGCATTCAATGTTGGGCTAGGCACCTTGCAACGCTCGACCCTGCGCCAGAAGCACAACCGTGGGGACTTTGAGGGCGTAAAGCAGGAGTTCCTGAAGTTCACCAAGGGTGGCGGCAAGGTTTTGCCGGGGCTGGTAAAGCGCCGCAATGATGAGATTGCCTTGTACTTTACGGAGCCCAAATGAATCCGTGGCTGATTCTGGGCTTTGTGCTGGCGATGATCTCGGCATCCGCTGCTGGCTACCTAAAGGGCCATACGGACGGCAAAACGGGCGTACAAGCGGCTTGGGATGCTGAGCGTATCAAACAGGAGCAGGAGCACACTGCGGCCTTGCAGGAGGCTATAGACAAGCAGCAGAAGCTCCAGATGGGTGCAGACCAGATTAGACAGGAGAAGGATCGTGAACTTAAGAAGATTGGTGATACTAACCGCTTGCTTTTGCACAGCCTGCGCGAGCGCCCGGAGCGCCCCGCCCAAGGCGGTTCCTTGTCCAATTCCTCCCAATCTTGCAGTGGAGCGAGTGGATCGCAATTGGCTAGGTCAGATGGAGAGTTTCTTGTCGGGTACGCTACCGACGCAGCCCGGGTCGCAGCCGCGTTAGACCAATGCATTAAGCAGTATGAATCGGTTCGTCAAATGGTTAAGTGACGTTTACAGAAATATAACCGGAGCATAAAATGAAAGAAGTATGGGAAAAGCCCAGACCCAAGGATTTGGGTGAGCCGAAAAAGCTGAGCAAGAACCAGAAGTCGGCTGCTAAGGCGTTTGCAAAAAAGACGGGTACCAAGTACCCCTCACTGGTGGCAAACATGCAGGGGGCGAAGGCTAAAAGGGGCTGGTAATGGCTGTTTCGATGACCTACACGTCGCTGTTCAACGACATCTCCAGCTATCTGGAGCGTACCGATACAGCGACGATTGACAAAATACCAACATTCATCATGCTGGCTGAGCAGGTGCTTGCCAGTGAGATCAAGTTCCTTGGCAACCTGACGGTCAACGAATCGACGATGGTTGCCGGTGATCCAGTGATTGCAAAGCCTGCCCGGTGGCGTAAGACGGTGTCATTGAATGTGACCGTCGATGGTGAGCGCAGACCAGTTTTTCTTCGTACCTACGAATTTCTTAGGCAGTATTGGCCTGAAGAATCTCAAGAAGACGTCCCGAAGTATTACGCTGACTACAACTACAGCCACTGGCTGGTAGCTCCGACGCCTGCTGATACCTATAGTTTTGAAGTGCTGTACTACGAAGAGGTGCAGCCGCTGGATGTCTCAAACCAAACCAACTGGTTTACCCAGTACGCCCCGCAGGCGATGCTTTACGGCTCACTGCTGCAGGCGATGCCCTTCTTGAAGAATGATGAGCGCCTGCCGATGTGGCAAGCCCAGTACGACAAGATTGTGGCTCAACTGAAGACCGAAAACATCCAACGTCTCGGCGACCGTCAGGCGGTTGCGCAGGATAGCTAACTATGAGCTACACAAGCCCGTTTACTGGTGATGTGATCGTCCCAACGGACGTTAGCTATCAGGACATTTCGCTTACTGCCAATCTTGAGCTGGTATGGCCTGTATTCGCCACAAACGCGGATACCGTCGCAGCTCGGATCATGGATGTCACGCCGAATGCTTCGGGTCGGACGCTTACCATGCCGCCTGCCAATCAGGTGTCGGTAGGTCAAGATGCGCTGATCAAAAACCCAAGCGCAAACGCTTTTGATGTTCTGGACAATGATGGCGGCGTTATCTGCACGGTTGCTGCAGGCAAAGCCGAATACATCTACATCACTGACAACACAACGAATGCGGGCGTCTGGGGCATTATTGCCTTTGGTTCAACAACGACTACTGCAAATGCTAGTGTATTGGCTGGTTTGGGGCTGGTGGCGATCTCCACCACGCTCAATCAAAGCCACCCTGCTTCTGCTTTCACTAACGGATATACCTTCGTTGCTGCCGATCGTGCTCAGGCAAAAATCTGGGCGTCTGGATCTGGCAATGTGACGATACCTGATGCCAGCACTATCGGGAATAACTGGTTCTTTTTGCTGAAGAACAATGGCACAGGCACGCTAACGGTTAACTGCACGGGGCTTAACTTAATAGATGGAAGTTCAACAAAGAACTTCGCCCCTGATGAGTCCGCATTC